AGAGGCAAGCGAAACACCAGAAGAAAAATCGGCAGAAGGACTGGCCAGCGCTGCAGGCGGATGGTTCATGGGACGGGAAGTCAGGGGAAAGAAGCCAAAGAGGCGGCGAAAGACCGCGATGGTAGCGACACGGCACCGCCGCCTCGACCAGTGGCTGCCAGCCGCTGGCGCGTCAACGTGTTGGGGGCATTGGACTCGGGCCAGAAAAAGCTACGCTACCGACAAAGGTGCAGGCGCTTCTGAATGGCTATGGCAAAAAACTCCACGTCAGTTTCAAGTAATTATTTACGGGCCCAACCTATCATTCAAGCGGGGCTGGCTAAAGTCAGCTTTTTAATTCAAACGTTAGTAAGGAACAAAGTGACTGACGAACAAGAGAAAAAGTGCCATTACATCATCCATGCCCATGCAGTTGCAGCAGGCGCCGGCAATGCAATTCCAGTTCCAGGACTTGGGATTGCTGCAGATATGGTAGCAATGACCACCATGTGTATGAGCCTTTGCGGGATATTTGGTGGCAGTATTACAGAGGAGGCAGCCAAAGGTCTGGCAATTGTCACCATCAGAAATACAATGCTCAAGCAACCTCTCAGAGTGATAGCAAAAGAGCTCTCCAAGCTAGTTCCCGGCCTTGGTCAAGTGGTTGGCCCCACCATATCTGTTGCCATGTTGGAAGCAGCAGGATGGACACTCGCAAAAGAGCTTGAGGCCAAAACAAAAAAGCCCTAAGGATTTATCCGTAAATTGATATATTGTTCAGCCTTGATCTGAAATCACAACAGGAGTGAAAGATGAAGCGCTGCACCCAGCCATAGGCGGGCATATCGTGCGTGGGGTGGCCTACCACCAAGGGCGCTTCGTGTTTGGCCGGATCGTAGGCAGCCACAGTGGCTTGCAAGTCAGACTCAGAAAACGCCAGCGCCTGACCGCTCATGGCGGTGTGGCGGCCTGGCTTAAATATATGCAGGGGGGCAGAAGTAGGGCTGGGCATAGGCCGTACTTTGTGGGTTGATGGCCGCTGCGGTCAGGGCGCACGGCTTCGGTAGGAGCGCCAATACAGCAAGAGGCGCGTTAATTGGCGTTTTGCCGCGTTAACTTTTTTTTGCTGGTGTCTCGCCTAAGTTGGGCGCGCTTTGGCTTTGTAGGCGTCTGTAGTGGCTCAAACGCCATCGAGCAAAAATTCTTGCAGCGTGGCCAGCACCAAGGCCTGTTCTTGCGGGTGCAGGCTGCCATCAGCGCGCACTGGCAAAAAGGGCCGCGCCGGTATCTTCACGCGCCGCCCGCGCCCGGCCATGCCACCAAACTGGTGGATGGCTGCGTACTGCTGCGCAGCGCTCACGCGCAGCGCGTTGGTGCCCTGCACTGTGGCCACTATTTGGCGTTGCAGCGCGCCGGTATCGACCAGCAGCTTGCGCGAGCCGCCCCCACGGCGGGTGCGCATCAGCCCCAGCGTCACCGGGCTGTAGGCCTTCCAGGCTTGGCCATCGGGGCCGCTGCTGCTGTCAAAGCGGGCCTTGCTGCGCTCAACGATGTCCTCGCCCAGCGCCTGTAGATAGGGGGCCATGTTGCCCACGCGGGCAGACAGCTTGGCCAGCGCCTGCATAACGGCCTGGTCTTGGACGGTGATGGTAAAAGTGGTCATGGGGCCATCTTAAAAAATAATTTGAAATAACTTCAAAAACTATTGACTTTTCAAAAGTCAAGATAAATTTAAGCAAATTTCAAAAATATAGTTTTGTCAATAAGTACAAAAACCAATAGCTATTTTTGTGTTTGGGTGTATATGAAGTTGGTCGTAGGGTTGTTTCGTTGTTGCAGGTTGCTGATATCGGCGGTCAAAGCCATAATCAAAATCGTCGTTCCGTGCGGTGTAAATCTCTCGGCCGTAAGGGTTTCGGTGCAAGCCGAAAAATAGCGCGAACGTGGGGAGACGGAGAGTCCCCATCGCGGAATGGCATCTTTATTGCAGCGGCAACGCATCGATTAACACCGTGCCTTTCTTGCGCTGTAGCCGTGCATCCTTGAGGCTCGACAGCCGGAACGATTTCAAATAGACCGCCTTGCCGGTTGCGGTCTGCTGCAACACTGCCACATACCAGCGGCCCGCCGCGTCTGATACAAACAAAGTCATTTGCTCGTTTTCAAGCACTACCAAACGAGGCGAATCCAAGGAGACTTGCGCGTTCAGGTAATCCAGCGCCCCAAAGTCTTGCCCCGTGCGGCTGACCTGCTGCTTAATTAGGTCGTACTCTGATAAATGCACCACTTGGGTGCTAACGCCCATACGCTTGGCCATGTCTGGTGCCAACACTGCTATCGGGTATTGCTCGGCAGGGCTTAGGCGTTTACGCAATAGCGCCGTCTTGGCCTCTTTGCTCAGTCCCTCGTATTCAAGAGCCATCAGCGTGGTGGCTACACGGTCGGCAATACGCTGGTGCCAGCGATCAAAAACCCCATCTTGCAAGTTATCCGCCACCATTTGCCGGGCCACGCCATAGGGGTACTTGTCCAGGTTGGGATGCCATGTCGCCCCCGGCGCATAGTCAAACCCCTTATCTATTCCCAGTGGCGCACCAGTTTTGGGGTCGATGGTGTCCCAGCCCTCGGGCGGCTGGCCCAGCCCGGCGCGTGCGCTGGCTTCGCCCTCTTTGCGGCTGACGGCCACAATGCGGCAGCGGCAGCTCCAGCCGTTGGGCGCAAAGTGTGTCAAAAAAAACGGGTGGTCATGTGGCAGGGTCAATCCATGCCAAGCCAAATGCAGGGGCCGTGGATGGCGCACGGCCTCGCTGTGGATATAGCGCCAATACGGGCGCAGGCGCAAAAACTCTGGGTCTTTGAGTTGCTGCCAGCGCCCGGCGGCGTAGCTGTGCGCTAGGTTAGTTTGGTAAATCACCCGTGCCCGCCATGCCTGCCCAGCGGCGCTGTCTTCGCCCGTCCAGCCTGTCCAGCCGTTGCGCGCTACCACCTCCTTAAACTGGCGCAAAAACTGCGCTTGGCCCATGCCTTGCTCTGCCGCATCAAGCACGGCACGGTGCAAGTCGGCCAGCAAATCGGCTTTGGCGGCACCGGCCACCATAAAGGCGCGGTCGTGGGCAGCGCGTTGGATGTCGTCCCATTTCTCGGTGGGCAGGCGCAGTTTTTGCCGCAAAAAGTCAATCTGCTCTTGCCACGGGGTGCCAAAGCCTAGGTTCATTTTTAGAGTCCACTGCGCACGGCATCCATGCCCTTCAATTGCGCCAGCGCGTAAGCAGCGGCCATCAGTTTGACCAGCTCGGCGCTGTCCAGCTGGCCGTAAGCCTCTAGCAGCGCTTGCTGCACTTGGGCCAAATCGTCCGTTTGGGCCAGCAGGCTTTGCACTTGTGCCACCATGCCTTGCCACTGCGGGGCGCTGGCCTCTAGCAGTGCATCCACTTGCGGCGCTACTGGGTCAGGCGCTTGGCTGGCCTCGGCAAAGGCCGCGCTGGCGGGGGCTGCTGCTGTCTTTGGCGTTGGCGTTGGCATTGGCGTATCCGTGCTGGCTTGCAAGTCGCCTTCTTGGTAGCCATAGGCACGCATCCAATAGCTGGCGGTGTAGCGCGCCCCGGCGTCATAGTTGCTTTTGTCGCGGGCCGCTTGCAGGCTGTCTTGGCTGGCTTGGTCCCACAGGCTAAACACTGGCGCGGGCGTGCCCTCGCCCCAGTTGGCTTGGCACACCCAAGCAATCAATTGGTTCATGGCGGCGGCCACAATGGCAGCGTCCCCATCGCGCAACTCTCGCGTTACCTCCAGCCCGGTGCTGGCACTGGCTTTGTTGCTGCTGGCCTCGGTGGTTTGGTTTTGCCCCAGCAGGGCAATGCTGATTTCGCTGCGGCAGTGCAGCACCAGGCGCTCGTACAGGTCGGCGCTGGCGCTTTTACCTGCCATCTCTTTGATCTCAATGCTGCCATCGTTGGGGATGACGGCCACGCCATCTTGTATCAGCGCATCCAAACTATCTAATAGTGCAGCGCGTTCTTCAGGGCTGGCCGTGCTGGGCAGCTTGCCCACGCTGAAGGCGCTGCCAAACTTTTCGGCAAAGCCCAGCCAAAACTCCATGCCGCCCTTCTTAAAAGCCAGCGGCCAAAAGCACATACTCAAATCGGCAAAGCCGTAGGGGTTTTGATAGCTCGGGTCTTGGCGCGGTAGCAAAAATTTGCGCTCGGGCAGCAACTCGCCCAGCGTGGGGTCTTGCCGGGTCTTAAAGCGCAGTTGGTTGTCCATATCAAAGCAAAACCACTCCGGTGGCTTGCCCTGCACATCGTGGGGCACCAGCAGCCCGGCGCTGCGCTGCCACAGCACTTCCATCGGTTGGTAGCCGTACAGGGTGCAATCCAACATTTGCCCCATGATGCGCTCCAGGTCCAGCCCGTCCAGCATGGTTTGCACGGCACGGGTGGTGCGGCTGGCTGCGCGCCCCCGGTCTAGCCCCCACTGCAAGGCTTTGACGGCACTCTTGCGCCGCCGGATGCTGCCACCAATCAGCGCGTCGCTGCGCATATTGCGATAGACCTCAATGTCTTTGCCTTGCGCCTTCAAAATCGGGTCGGGGTTGGGCAGCCACATCCCCAAGGCGTAAAAGTCCAGGCTGCGCGCACGGCTGGCCAGGTGTTGCTGATTGAGGGGGTCGGTAGCCATAGGGGGATACGTTCAGGTTCAGGGGTTGCGGTAGCCGTGCAGGTTCACTTTGCCCCGGCGCTGGCCACGGGCAGCGTCTGTGCGCGCCCTGGTGGTCACAAAGGGCAGGCCCGTGCCGCTTTGCGCGGCCATCCACAGCATGTGCAGCGCGTCGGGGCCATCGTCGTGGTCGGCTTTGGGAAAGTGGCGCAGCTGCTCTATCAGCGTGGTTTGGCTGGCGTGCAGGCGAATCAGCCCATTGGCCATGTGCGGCTGCAAACTCTCAATGCGCAGTAGCTTGTCGGCAATGGGCTGCACGGCGCGCGCTGGCACCGGCACGCCTTGGGCGGCGCTTCTTTTGACCAGCTCGGTGCGGAAGAACTCCTGAAACTGCACGCTCTCGACCACCCACAGGCAGCAGTTCCAGCGCCGTTGCAGGGCAATCACGTCTTCGATGATGCGGTCGGGCAGGCGCTTTTTGATGTCAGCGGCCACCACGTCCAGCACCCCGGTAGTGCGGTTCAAGCGCCCCACCAGCAAGGCCGAGGGGTCGCGGCTGGCACCGGCTTTGCCTAGGCTGGGGTCTACAGCGCCAAAGGTCAGGTACTCTGCGCTGGTGTCTTGGTGCTCCCAGTATTTGAGGACGTTGGCAAACGGGGCACTGTCCCCGGCCACTGGGTCGTTTTGGTATTCCGAATCAAAGGTGCTGTGCCCATCGCGGGCGCGGATTTTCATTAGCTGCAGCAGGCCACGCGCCGCCCAACTGACCTGCGCCCCGGCTTCCATGTCGTCTTTACGCAGGGTGTAAAGCTGGTCTGCGGCCTCTTCGCCTTCGTTGCGCAGCAGCTCTTCCCACTGCTGCCACAGCTGCATATCGTCGGGCCATTGCAGCAGTGCCTTAAAGCGCGCCGTGCGCCACATCGGGTTGGCCAGCGTGCGACTCAATACGCTGTCGTAATGCAGTATGGTGCCGATATACACGACATCAAACTTGGCCCCAGCACCGCCCAAGGGCAGCACGGTTTTGGTCAACCACGCTTGCAGTTTGTCGCGCTGCTCGGGGTTGCGCACCAGCTCATCATTCTCAATATCGTCCAGCACGCACAGGTCAGGCCGCCACGGGCCGTGGCGCAGGCCGCGCAGCTTTTTGCCACTACCGGCCACCTGCACCTTGGCATCGCCTCGCGTCACAATGGTGCCGCTTTGCCAGACCCGCCCTTGCCCCGTCACTTCGGCAAAATCCAGCAACAGGCGCGGGTTGAACTCCAGCTCGGCCTTGATGGCTTCTTC